CCAGAACAAGGTCGCCATTGATAGCGGCGCCTGCCAGTGCAGAAATCTTGCTTTCGAGACCAGGGAAAACGTAACCGGCCGGAACTTCTTCCTGCGGCACGAATGCCCACCCTTCTCGCATGCGCTGAGAAATGTTGTTGAAATCGTCCTGATCCCCATTTCGAAACCGGACCCAGCGATAAGCGTACTGGTCCACATCGGGCATGGGAGGGATTTCTAGCGCATTTGGAGGATTATACTCCATGTCAAGGGAATTTTCAAGAGGCTCGTCGAGCGAGTTGTCGGAAGCCATGCTCTTGCGAGGCATTACACAATCTCCGTATATTGGCTGGTAGTCTGGGCAGCACGTTCGGCGCGGGCCTTTTCACGCGCATAATCTTCCACGCTGATGCCGAGGTGGTTGGCCATCTCACGATCCGACTGCGTAATCGTAACACGGACCTTGCCTGGCGAAGCAGCGGGTGCCGCCCGGTTCTGGATGGTGGGGTTAGCAGAGGAGGGGCGCGTAGTGGTGCGACCGCCCAGCTTGGAGGGGAACTCAGACTTGAGGCGCTTGTCCAGTTCCTCGAAGTAGTCAGGGTCGTTAGGCTGATAACCGTCAGCAACCATCTGCTGGTCGATGACACGGGCACCCGCCGTCATAACAGGGTCCTTATTAAACCATGTCTTGTTGCGCTCATACCACTCGACGGCAGCGGGAGAAGGTCCCTTACGGGCGGGCGGGCTAGGCTGTGTCCGCTGGATCTGCTGCGGGGTGTCCGACCCAGATTGCTGAGTCGGCTTCGTAGGGATCGAGCGGCGGTCCCTTTCGATCTGCTGCTTCTCGGCAACGAGCGCGGCCATCTTCTGTTGAACTTCGAAGATCTTCTCGCGGTCGCCCGAGTCGAAGGCCTGATCGAACTCCCGACGCAACCCCTGAATGGAGGCGTCCAGATTCTTGGCGTAGAGGTCATAGCCGATGGCCGCGCCGTCATTGGCGTCCTGCTCGAACTTGCGGGCTCGCTCCTCCACTTGGGCGAGACGGGCTTGCGTTTCGGTCAGTTGTCGGGCATAAGCATCTCGCTGGGCCTTGAGTCGTTGGCTCCGGGTTAGCTTCTTGGTACGTTCGCCAGAGGAGGCTTCTGCGCTAGAATCGTCGTCATCGTCGTCGGCCTCCGGTTCGGCAGCGGCCTTTGAAGGGGCTTCTGCTTCTGAGACGATTTCGACTTCGTTAGACTCTAGGCCTTCATGGACAATCTCGATATCGGAGGCTGCCTCCTTGGAGGCTTTGCCCGGATTGTCGAGGTCGAGTTCCTTGTAACCACTTTCAGACACGGGACTTTATTCCTTGAAATTGGCGTCAAGATATTCGGGCTTGTCGACCACCAGTTCGATGGAGGATGCCTTGACCAGCAGAAGCTTGACGCCCTTCCACCAAATCTTCTGGCCCGCAAACTTGGCATAGACGATGTAGTCACCGGGCTTGACCCAAGGGCCTTTCCGGTATATGTCTTCATCTACGAATGCCAGTTCGCCCAAAGCAAGGACGCGGCCCACAGTGTTGAGGTATTCCCGGTCTTCACGGAACGTATCGGGAAGCAGGATTCCGCCCGCAGACTTGCGCCGAATCGGCACCGGTCGGACAAGAATCCCCACGCCAGGAATCCTAGGCAGCGGGGTCGGATCAGGAATTTCTTCCTGTGACACCCACTGGTCGTTGGTAAGCGCCCCATCAAGAGGCGTGCGAGCGGTAATCATTAGTCCCTTTCTTCCATTGGGGTTTTTTCGAACAGCGACTTCAACAGTTCGACGGCTGTGTTGAGGCCGTGAATGGTGCCGCAAATCCTCGCATATTCATCGTAGGACTTGGCGGCACCCCTAGACAGAGAGTCCTTCTCCCTGTCTATTCTCTTCTGTACCTCTGCTACGTATTCAGATAGTAGCCTCATTGACCTGCGAGGTTAGCCCTCTCTGCCAGTTTCGCAGCCTGAAGATCGGCTAGTTTGGCAGAACTATCAAGTATTTTCCCAGATGCCGCGATCTGGTTCTTCTTGTTCTTGTCCTCGGCATCCAACAGCATGTTGGTTTCCTTCAGATCCAGTTCGCGGTTCTTGAGCGCAATCTTGGCTGCCTCGCGAACATCCTGCGACTGGATACGGGCCGCCGAAAGCTGAAGCTCCTGTGCATTCAGTTGGATCATCTGCTGCTCGGCGCTCGGACCCTGCTCACCGCCCATACCCGACTGTGCCGACATCATCACCAACTGGGTAGAAATCTGGGCCTGTACATTCTCGTCTTGGATGGGCATACCCATCTGCTGCGCCAGCAACATGGCTTGGGCCACGAACATCAGAACCTTATGCTCCGAGATATTCGACACCAGCAACTGCATGCCAACGGCGACCGTCGGATCGTTGGTGCCCTGCATCTGCGGCGACTTCAGGAACGCTTCCTTGACGGCGATGTGGGCAGCGTGGTTCTGACCCAACTGGGCCTTGATCGGTTTCCCGCCCATGGCCACTTGGATCTCGGTCAGCGGATCGGCACTGACGGCGTTTGCCATCGGATCAACCAGCAACTTGTCGATGTTCTCCGTACCCATCGCATAGTAGAAACGGCGAAGGGCCTCCTTCATGTCATGGAGTTGTGGGAAGCGGGCCGCCATCTCCAGTTCGACCTGCGCCCTAGCAACCCGCTGCGACTCCGTCATAGCGTTGGGATCGGAGGCCGGAAGTACGTCGACGACGGCAGGGTCAAAGTCGGTACGCTGAACAAACTGGTTCTCGGAGTTGACGACGAAGTTGACAACGTCGGGCAGGTTCTCGAAGTTCAGTTCCCCGATCAGCTTGAGGAACTCGCCTTGGCTCTGGTGCAGCCGCTTATGGATGGACGAGTAGAACCGCTGCGACGTTTCGAGCAGGGCCAGCGTTGTAGCCACGGGACCGTAGTTGCTGGACTGGGCCACCACTTCGTCGGCAGCATCCGCAAACTTCTGCCCGCTGTCGACCATGAACTTCAGCAGGCCGAAGAGGACTTGGGAGGGTTCCTTGGCAGGCAACGGGAAGAACGCCTTGGCCAGTTCTTCGGGCGACAGGTTGACGTCACGCCACTCACCAAAGCCGAGAGGGGTGTCGCTATCGGAGAACTTGGCATCCTGAGACTTGAAGCCCGCCTGCCAGTTGGCGTACTGGCCCGAGTCGACAAGGGCACGGAGCGAGACGGTGGCAGAGGCGGCTAGGTCCCCGATCAGGTGGACGTAACCAAGGGACCAAAAGCCGAAAGCGGGGATGCAGTGGTCGACCGTGTACCAAAGGCGCTTCTGCATGGCTTCGTCGGCTTCACGCCAGTTGCGCTTGATCGAGTAGACCTTGCCGGTCTTGATGTTGAAGTGGACGATGTAGGGCGCCATGCCACCGTCGGGCAGCAGGGGATCGGCGCCTTCGAGGTCGAGGTAGCAGTGGGATTCACCGACGGCGTAGCCCTTGCGCTCCAGCGACAGGTCGAAGCCTTGGGCGCGGGCGATGGCCTCTGTGATTTCGTTGGTGTCGAGGGTTTCCTCGGCATCGTTCTCATCGGGCTTGATGAAGGTGCCGGCGTCGACGAGGCTCCGCATCTTGCGCGGCGACAACTCCATGACCTCGATGTACTCGTCGGCATCCTTGAGGTGGGTAGCCGCCGGGTCGATGTAGAAGTTCTCGGCATAGACGACCGTCGGTTCGGGCGTGTTGGTCACGGAGTTCCAACCGGCCTTACGGATGCCGACGCCCATGAAGCCAACGCGGAACAGGTTGCGTTCGAGGTCCGAGTAGAAGCCCGCCACCTGATCGACAAGTTGGTGGTTCATGTAGGACTTGACGCGGGCAGCCGCCTGTTCACGGGCCGGGTCGGTGTAGCCTAGGATGCGGGTGCGGACAGGGCCGCGCGCGGGCCACAACTCTTGAATGGCCTTGGCTTGGAACTTGACCACGTTCTCGATGAGGAGGGGGTGGACTGCGGTGCAGGCGCCGTCGACCTCGGTGTTGCCCTCGCCTTCCGTGTTGAGCCCCAGCCACTGGATACCCTTCTTGATCTTCTCTTCCCACTGCTGGCGAGAGTTCTTGAAGGTCGTGTGGACATCTTGACGGTCGGAGCCAATGTCGTCTACGACTGCGCTATCTAGGAAGGAGACGAGGTTGGCCCCGAACGACATGTCGATTTCGATGACCTCGTCCTCCGGAACGAGCAGCAGAGTTTCTTCGGAGAACTCGAACTCGATCTCGGGCGCGTCATCGTCGGAGGGGAGGATCGGATTATCGGACATGGCTCACTTGGCTCCAATAGCTACGGAAGGGGCGCCGCTTAGAGAATTGCTCGGGGCGGCTGACAGTTTCTTGTGTCAGTTCATAGCGGCGACGCAAGTAAAGAAGGGCCATGACCATTGCGTCGACAGAGTCGTCATGGGCGCCCTTCGGGAACTCCAAAGCTTCTTGCAGCAGTTCGGCGGCATACTTCTTCTTAAGAGGTATCCACACGCGCTGCCGCTCGATAATGCCAGTTACAGCATGAGCGCGGGCTAGCTTATCACGGTCAGGCTGGAAAGGCAATACCGGCAGCTTGTTAAGCTTGAGATCCTGAATGAG